GGCGCATCGTTGCCAACATCGAGATAGGCATAGGCACCCTCGTCGCCCGAGCCAATCATCATTGAACGATTTGCAATGCCCTGGAACAGCAGCTCGTCGGCACTGCGCTGGATGCTGCCGGGCACGAAGATCGCGGCGTCGTAGTTCACATCGCGCAGCGGCATCCACAACTGATAGAGCGGATTTAGATCGGTGCTCTCGTCCGTTGCATTCGGATTGAAGGTTGCCGGTGCCGGTGGCGTGGTGTGATCCTCGAGCACCTGGAACACGCCGATGCCTGGTGCCGTGATGATGTTGGCGCGAGAATAGAACGTATCGTTGAGCCAGTTGCCGGCATATTCGAGGGTCGCAACCGGCAGCGGAATGACCTGCGACGAACCATCGGTAAAATGGAACGTCATGGAATTGCTGGTATAGGTCACCGTGTCGATGCGCTTGCCCTCGGCCACATCGGCCGAGAGGTCGACGATGCGCTGATCGACATCGTAGAAGTTGCCGTCAACCTGCGCCGCACTGTTCGGCGCGCCGGTGCCGCCGCCCCACGGGCCGGTGGTGACGAAAACGATGGTCATGCGCTCTCTGCCTTCTTTATGATGTTCTTTTTCTTGATCTTAATGTTATCTTTTTCTTTGACAGGCTCGTACCTATAGTTCTCGATCAGATCATCGCCGGTGTAGCCCCTATCTGCCGTCGTTTTCACCACATCGTCACCATTGAAACCGGTAAAAGGCGTCCCCCCGCCGGGGCGGGCACCCACCTTCATCTTGATTTTGTTCGCGACTTCGATATCAACAAAGTTCTCCTCGTTGATGGTCCCGTCGTCGTTCTTTTGATGGACCCGCGCCTGGTCAACCGTGCGCTCGATTTCCTTCGGATTGTGTGTTGATCCGCTTACGCTTTTATTTTCCGTGACGGCGATGATGCCGCCGCCACCGCCGCCGATCGTGCATTTGCCCTTCTCGGGGTCATCCTCAGGCGGCAGTGATCGTGTCGGCACCGGCCGGATGTTGGGGAAGACGACCGGCCGGACGATGGTTTCGAAGCCTGGCATTATGCCGCCTCCAGATCATAACCGGTTGGGATTTTCAGATCGGTGACCTGCAACTCGTAATCGCTTTCGAATTCCCTGGTCATGCTCTTGAGTTTGAAGATCAGTTTGGTTTCGACCTGCTTCAATGCGGCACCGACAAGCTCTGAGGTCGTCTCGTAGTATTTCTGCAGCTCCTCCTCGTCCGCGGCCGGTGTTCTCGGCAGGGTGTGGCCGAGGGTCGCCTGCAAGATGTAGGACTGCTGATCCCGCGGCGGGTTCTCGACGACAAGTGGGATGTCGATCACATCCTCTGCTCTGAGCGCCGACAAGAAGTCGATGCCATCGTCATTCGGTGCTGCCTCTGGCGGCTGATAACCGACCGAGGTATCGCCTTCATCAAACAGTACCACTCGATCATTGAACTGCTGGTAGTCGGTGCCGACATAATCGATGCTGCAATAGGTCGGCGTTCCCGCCAGCTCTACCTGCGAGCCGCCGTAGCCGATGGTGCAGCCGATGCGGACCTCGCATTGAACCCGCCCATCCGAGCCGTCGAGGGCGATCGAATAGCCGATGATCTTGCCGACGGCCTCGCCGACCCGCGGCTCGATCAGGGATACATTCTTGCGCAGAGTGATTTCAGGCATGCGCGCGAGCTTTGGCGCAAATGCGATCTCTACCACCCGTGCGCGCTTCATCAGGTGCGCCCGCGCCAACGCGATCAGATGCTCGATGCTTTGATTGCCGCGTTCAGTGGCGATGTAGGACCGCCGCCGCGGATCGCCGATCGGGGCCTCGCCGTCGATCGCCTCAGTGAGATTGACCGAGCGGACATCATCGATCCGCATGGCCTCGCCGTCTTCGGGATCGGTCAGGATCGGCTGCACGTCAGCGATCAAAGAGAACGACACCAGCTCGGTGCATTGCCGTTCCGCCTTGTAGCCCGCCACCAGCGTCGGCGTGATGTGATGCAGCGGCAGAACGGAAGCAGTGGATGAGAAATTGCTGCTGTATCCTGTGGCGTCGCCATCCTCATTGTAGCTGACATTCCACTCGTCCTTGATGTCGTATCCCACCACCATGCTGCCTGGCGGAATTGCAAAACTATTCCGCGAATGCGTTGAGGTTGCCTGGATGGTTTGTCCGTCCCCCGTTTCAACTTCGAGCGTTGCGCTTTCTGTCCATTGCCGAAGCGTCAGGTCATAGTTCTCGTAGCATCTGCCCTCCGCAACTTCCCAGCCGTCGCCGATGCCAGTTTTGTTCTTCGGCCAACTGTCGGCCGTCAATGTGTACGATGCAATCGAACCGGCCTGACCCTCTGTGGCAAACTGCGCAATGCCAATGATATAGCTGGTCAGATCGACGGTGCCGACGGCTTGCTGGGTCCAGGTGAACTCGGCACTGACATCGACGCGCGTCAACGGCCCAGTTGTAAGCGTCAGGCCGAGCCCGTCGTACAATATCTTTCCGGTTTCGCTTGCGCCGTCGAACTCGACCAGACCATCCTCGCCGGTGATCTCGTCGGAGACCGTGAGCACATGGGTCTCGCGATCGTAATGCCATATCTTGGTGTAACCCTCGAGCACGACATCGGGGTCTTTGCGTCGTTCCTTGTCGAGCACCACCGGATCATAGTACGGCAGCACGCGTAGCGTTTCGGCCAGGGCTTCCTTCTGCGCCACGACATCGAATGGCCGCGCTACGAACACCAGCGTCACCAGCTCCTCGAAAATGCTGGTCGGGATGCCGACGAGCCGACCACGGAATTTGACCAGAGCCGGGCCGCAGTCGAGCGCAAACCAGCACCATATCTTGCGACCGGGACCGAGCAGCCCGACCATGGCACCGGCCTCATTGACCGGGCGGCGCACGACAGCAGTCAAGGTTGCCGGATCGCCTTCCTCCTGCGCCAGCGTGAACGAGAACACCGCCTCGTCCCAGCGCATATGCTCGGCGCCGAACGTCGTCTCGCCGGCATCAATCCAGGCAAAATAGGGAAGACCGGCCGGCATTTATGGCGTCCGTTGTTCGGCCTCGAGCTGCCAGGCCACCTCGGCCGCCCATTCATCCCGCGAGGTGTTCCACGTGGTGACCTTGGCCAAGATGATCAATTGACCATCACTTTGATTGCCGGCGCCGAGGCCACCAATGCACGTGATGGTGACATCCTGGCCGGGCCACACATCGGTCAGTTCAGGCGCCTCGTGATCGGTGCAGGTCACCGTCACCTTGTATTGGCGGAACTGTGCGACCGAGATGTCGGCCAAGTCGCCGCGACAATCGCGGGCCACGTTCTTTGACTGCTCGATTGGCTCAAGCGTCATCGTTATGCCGCGCACGGCATACTGTGAGAAGTCGATGCCATCGATCGATAGCAGCGTATAGGCAGGCATCAGGAATACCGGCTCGGCTTGCGGCCACCCGAGCGGACCTGCGCCAGCGCGGCCGCCTTGCGCAGTTCATCGACTGCGCCGGACGACGCACGCAGGCCGGTGATGTCAGGCAGGCCGGGAAACTGGATCGTGACGTTGCTCATGCCGCCGGCTAGGCCGCCCGTAGCGAATGCGGGGATTGCCCGCGGGACCATGCCACCAAGTGCAAACCGCCCCATACCGTCGAGCACCCGGCTGAGGTTGCCGCCCGAGCGCCGCAGCGCTTCGAGGAAGGCCAGCACGCCGGGTTGCCGCACCGCCCGTGCCGGCATGATGTGCTCGCCACGCGACAGCCAGGCGAGGTTGCTGTCCGAGGTACCGGTGCCACGACCGCCCATTAGTCCACCGGCGGCAAAAGGCCACCCGCTTTGGGGAAAGTTTCGGCCTGATGACACGCCCGTCCCTTTCCCCTGTGATGACTTCAAGAGTGCGTCCCAGAATATATTAATACTGTCTTCGATCTCTTTCGAATGTTGCGCGCAGTCGGCGTTCCCTTTGCTGACTTTCTGGTCGACTGCACGGATTGCACTGTTGTTTGCTTTACCCAACGCTACCATTTGCTTAATGCCATCGCCCCAACCACTAAAAGGCCACCCCCCTTGGGGAAAGTTTGGCCCGCTGCTTAGCCCGCCTTCCTGAAAGCCCGGTATTCGTCCCGACCGCCGCAATGCTTCGAGGAATGCAAGCACACCGGGTCGCCGGACTGCGCTTGCCGGCATCACGTATTCGCCGCGCGACAGCCAGGCGAGGTTGCTGTCGGACGTGCCGGTACCACGGCCACCGAGCAGCCCGCCGCCGGCCTTGGCGGGTGCCCTCAACAAATCCTCCAGGCTCTTTATGGCATTGCGCATGCCGTTTTGAATGCCCAGCAAACTTTGATCCATGGCTGTCCCTGCAGCGAGGATGGATTGTGAAAGATTGTACATTGTTGTCAGGTTCGATTTGTTGGCGGCATCCATCGCGTCGAAGGCCCGGATGAATGCTCCCGCGAGCGGGGAACTACCAGCACCCCCGACCGATCCGCCCGCGGCATAGCCCGGTATTCGTCCCGACCGCCGCAGCGCTTCCAGAAACGATGCGACGCCTGGCTGCGCCACCACCCGCGCCGGCATGATGTATTCGCCACGCGACAGCCAGGCCAAGTTGCTATCGGAAGTGCCGGTGCCACGGCCGCCGAGCAGACCGCCGCGAGCCATGCCGGCGCCGCCGCCCGTTGCCGGGGCGCTTGGCTTCAGGCCGACCAACTGCAGCGCCTTGTCGATATACTTCACCAGCCAATCGTATGCGCCTTGGATCGCGCCGGTCACCGCATTCCATGCCGCAACGCCATTGCTGGAGATGGCGTCCCAGGTAATGCGGCCAAGCGCAGCGCCATACTCATCGACTTTACCCGTGGCCTGAAGTACCACATTGGAGATTGATTCCCATACCGACGTAGCTTGCTGTCCTGCTTGTGCGGCTGATTGCCCTACCTCTGCCTGCTTCTGCGTTATCGCTCCGAGTTTTTCATCCCAGACCATGAACCCTTGCGAAGCCTGCTGTCCTGCTTGTGCGGCTGATTGCCCTACCTCTGCCTGCTTCTGCGTTATCGCTCCGAGTTTTTCATCCCAGACCATGAACCCTTGCGAAGCCTGCTGTCCTGCTTGCGCGCCCTGCTGCCCGGCCTGCGCCGCTGCCTGCCCGGTTTGCTGAAGTGCCTGATTGGTTGCACCGATTGCCTCGGGCATCCCGGTGAAAGGATTGCGCACTAATTGAAATTGCTGTGCGGCCTGTGCTGCCGCCTGACCAGTTTGCTGCGTTCCCTGCCGCAGCTCCTCACCAGCCTTCGTTAATTCCTTGTATGCCGTGACAACCTGCTGCGCTGCCGCTTTCTGACTTTCCAGAGAACTCGCATCAAGCACTCGAATAGCCGCAACCAGCAAATTCCATTGAGCAATAAGGTAACCGATTTCCAGTCTTAGAATCTTTAGTTCCCGTGTCAGAAACTCCAAGACTGGCGTTGTGATCGGCGTGATGACTGACTTGAATTCGGTCCACGCAGCACTGAGTTGATTCAGTGCTTGTTGATACTTCGCCGCTTCTACTATTTGTTGTTGCGTTGCCGGGGTAACCGCACCAAGAGCGGCCGCGAAGTTCTGTGCAGAAATAGTCCCTGTTTGCAGGCCCGCAATCACCTGGGCGCCAAGCGCATCGCCCAACGTCTTCATTGCCAGGTTGGTTCGTTCAGCGCTATCCGGCATGCGCTCCAGCTGGGCAATGAAGTTCTGCAATCCCGTGATGACATCGGTCGAGAAAAAGCCCTGGGAAAGCGTTTCCTTCAACTGCTGCAAGCCGGGAAGGATTGCGTCTTGTGATATACCCGTTTGCGCAAGGGCTTTCTGCAATCTGTCAAAATTCTGGGCGGTCAAATCCAGCTTTGCCGATGATGCGGTGAGTTTGTTGAGCGCATCCGCCGTACTGTCTCCGAACTTTATGAGGGCGCCTGCCACAACACCGGCCGCGATCCCGATCGGACCCAGTGCGCGGGCAAAAACACCCAATGGCCCGAGCGACCGTGTCATTTTGGCTCCCAGTTTGGTGAAGGCAGAGCCAATTGCGTCCGTTGCTGTTTCGGTTCGTGCCATCACCAGCGACAGGCCATCGAAGGCTGTGCCGACGACGGTCGCTGTTTGGGAGAGCGGATCGAGAAGGCCCTTTGCTTCCCCTGCGCTCCCGGCCACGCCATCGAGGGAGGCCTTGGCTTCATCGGCACCCTCAACCCCGACTTTCACCGTGGCATCGACATGGCCCAGTTCCTCTGCCGCAGCCTTAACTTCGTCGATGCTGGTCTTGGTCTCATCGGCGCCTTCAGCCTTGACCTCCACCTTGGCATCGGTCTGGCCCAACTCTTCTGCCGCGCCCTTGATACCGTCAATGCTGTCCTTGGCTTCGTCGGCGCCCTCGGCGTTGACTTTCACCGTTGCATCAATTTTGCCCAGCTCGTCCGCCGACTTCTTGAGATCATCGACGCCGCCGACAATCTCCTCAAGGCTCTTGCGGACATCGTCGCCGCCTTCAAGCCCAATGCCGATCGAGATTTTTTCAGCCATGGCGTGTTACGTGTCCTTGAAATGCTTGCTGAACAGCTCGGCGAACTTTGCCGCGTGTTCCTTGACGATCTCGGTAATGCGGAATTTCTTCGGGATGCGAACCGATGGCACGCCGATGTAGAGCGGCTTGCGATCGCGGTCCTTATCGTTGGCATCGAACAGCATCGGCTGACCGCGCACGGTTGCCGAGGTAAGTTTCTTGCCCGATCGGCTGGCGCGCGGGCCGCCTTCCTGGGTCGGTATCCACAACAGCGGCTTGCCCTGGATCGTCGCGCCATGCTCAAACACACCGGCGATGCCGAACTTGTGAAAGATGACGGCCGTGGCTTCCAGCGACGGCTCGCCGTCTTCCACCGCATCCTTTGTCCGATATTGCAATCCGCTTTGCCACTTCCCCCCGAACCTACCGGCGCCCGCGATATCGCTGCGCCCTTCCTGCACCGCATTGGCGGCCGTCTCGCGCAGGGCCGCCACCGCCGCCGTAGCCACCGGTCGCTGCTTGTCGCGGATCATCTTGACCATGGCCGGCACGTCGGCTTTAACTTCGAACTTCATCCCGCCAATTCCTTGCGCATCTTCTCGATCCCCTTGCTGTCGCCCTGTGCGCCGATAGCAGCGATCATCAATGCATATCCCCGATCGATGCGATCAAGCGTGCCGCCAAATTCGAGATAGGCCGTGATCTGTCGCGGCGTCAGCGTCATTGTATAGTCGGGTGGGAAGCCTCGTCGGACGAGGGCTGTGATGGCGATGGCGATTTCCTCAAGCGTACTTTGACGACCTTTGGCTCTTCGCTGGCCCCGCCGATCAGGCTCGTCAGTTCCTGAACGAAGGAGCCGATCCCGTTTGGGAATGTCAGCCCGAAGATTGCCCGCAAGAACTTGAGCTGCTGCTCGGGCAAGAGCTTGGCGGCAAGCCGTTCGTATTCTTCGTCACCGAGATGCCCGCATCCGGCCGCGATGATAGGGCCGGCCGCCGCGCCACATCCCTGGATCAAGCGCAGAATGATGTCACCACCAACATCGCCGCTGGCGATCGATCTCAAGTTCGGGAACCGTGCAACAATAGATGCGATGGCATCGACGGAAATGCCATGCACCTTGATCCGATGCTCGCCAATCTTGACGATCTCAACGGATGTCGAGGGCGCAATATCCAGAAGGTCTGCCATGCTTTCTCCTTAAGCTGAAACGGTTTCGTCTCGGATCGTCCAGACACCGAAGAAGCCACCGGCATCCTTCTGCACCTCGGCCTCGATCTCGATCACCGTGAAGTCATCCTCGCTGGTGATGAAGCTGAAATCACCGGACGGGACGAACGAGACAGTGGCAAGGAAGTCGACCTGCTGACCGATGTCGTTGGTACCGACCACCTTGATCTGGCCACTGAACTCAGTCTTCGACAGGCCGCTTAGTGTGATGTTGCCATCGGTGTCGGTGCCTTGCTCGGCCAGCGCGAAGAACGAAAGATTATGGCCGGTGATCTCGTCGAGCGAGAACGTGATGGTGGCGCCGACCTGGGTGATGGCGGTGAAATCTTTTGTTTTCACGCCCTCTCTCGAACTAAAATGCTCGAGCTTTTCCACCGTCGGCGAATAGACAAACGACGGCGCATTGCCGAGATCAGTGAAGACCGAAGCGCCGGCCTCCTTGAACGACACGATGCCTTTACCGATGTGATAGTTGTTGACGTTGGGTGACGTGGGCATGGCAGTTACCTTTCCTTTCCTAGAGTTCTTCCGGCCGCATTGAGTACTTGAACAGGAATTGCGCCTTCAGCGCGCCGTGCAACGAGCGCATCCAGCCGACATCGGTCTGACATCCGAGGTAACGGATCGCGCCGTTGCCCCGTGTTCCGGTCTTGACGATCTGCTCGTTAAGTTCGGCATCGAACAGCACCCGCTTGATCAGCTCGCGGCGCATAATGCTGAGATTGGAACCGACCAGATCGGCCTGATCCGCGATGATGATCTCTGGCATGAACTGGACGACGGTCGGCCGATGGGCCGGCCGCATCGACAGGTCGGTGGCATCGTTGGTTTCCTCGTCGCCATCGAGCACGATCACCGCCGGCAATTCGGTCTCGTCGATATTGAGATTGTTGCGATAGGCCGAACGGATATTCGGAATGGTGGCAACCACCACCAGCAGCCGCGCCAGGATGTCCTCGCGAACATCGACCATCACCCGGCGGCCTTCATCAGCAGGAACCGGACCTCGCCGAGGTCTTCGCCGTTCGGGCTGCCCTGCACCGGCGCCTCGCGCACGATCCAGCTTCGGCCGTTGAACGTCAGTACGGCACCGATGCATTCGCCAACCGCAATCCCATTCGCGGCAAGCTCGGGGATGCGAGCATAGGCGCCGGGGCCGACGCTGCTTGTCTCTACCCCGCCGCTGGTCTGCGTCTTCGACCGGGTCTTGTCGATCACGGTCAACGCGATCTCACCCGCCGTCCCAGTGGACAGCGTCGCCGGCACGCCGAGCACGGAATAGACCGGATCGTAGAGGTCTGCGCTAAAGTCGATCATCGCTGCACCGCTTGAATGCGAACGTCCCGATGTCCTCGCGCCCGAGATCGGTCTCCATCGTGTTCTCTGTCACCAGCGCGAAGCCGCAAATCTTCATCGCGAACACCAGCCCGTCGCGGGTGAAGTACCAGCAGTGTTCATCCGGCTTGTAATGCTTTGAGCGCAACGCGTGTTCGGCATCACGGAAGATCGGCAGCGAGAGGAACACCCACTCGCGCACATTGGCGAGCAGCGACTGGAAGTCTGGGATGTGCTCGAGCACGTCCCACAGTGTCACTGCATCGAACGAGACCAGATGCGGATCAACCAACAACATGCGTTGCTCGAGCCAGGCGAGACCGGCCGGGTTGACATCGTAACCATAGGTCGAGCGTCCGCGTTGGTTTCGCAGTTCGACAAAGGCGCCCGAGCCGATGCCGACATCGATCAGCGTGCCGCGATAATGCCGCTCGACGAAATTGAACCGCGCCT